TTATTCTGCTTCCTGCATATCATATAGTTTTTTTATACTGTTTTGTATTTCCTGCAATTCTTTTTCTGTTAAAGGCTTTTTATCTCTTATAATCATAAATTTTCCTCCTATAAAAAAATCCCCCAGTAAATTAATACTGAGGATTGATTTATTATGCTGCTGTTTTAAACTTGTTCATAAAGTATATTTGTCCTTTTCCAGTTACTTTAGGTGTTTTATTTACTGTTATATGCCCATCTGAATGAGTTATAGCAGTCTCTTTAATTTCAAATAGTCCTAAATCCATTGATTTTTGAGTAGGCATATTATATTCTGATCCTTCCCTTTTAATTAAAAATCCTTGTTCTCTTAACCAAGAGAATAATCTTTTTTGTCCTATATCATGCCCATTTTGTTTTAATAATTTAGCTAATTCTCCAATCAAAATAGAAGTTTTAGAAGCTTCTACTGCCTCTGCAAAAATAACTTTTGGTTTATTCTCTTTTAATACTATTTCTAATTCTTTTCTTTTCTCTCTTTCTTCTTTCAGCTTTGTAAAAGCTTGTATTGCTAAATCTGGATTATCCAGTAAGTTATCTACTACATACATTCCATTCTTTCTGATAGATGGAAGTATTTCATCACATACTAAATCTTGAAATTTTCTAGCTACTTCATTGTTAGCTTTCATACAAAGTTTATAAAATACATTCTCTGGAATAAAATTGCTTTCCACACTTGTGTGGAAAGATAATTCTTCAAGATATTTATTAACTCTATCCCACATTACATACATTTTCCCGTTTTTTTCTCTTTCAAATCCTAACCCTCTTGCCACATCTTCTAAATTAAGATATACAGTTCCTTTTTCATCAGCATATCCTCTTACATTTTTGATTGTAATTAGTTCATTCATACTACGATACCTCCTCATTTACTTTTCTAAAAAATCTGCTTTCTCTGACTTGAGCAAAATTATCCCCATATTCAAAATAAGTATCTTTAGCAAGATTAATAGTGTCTATCACAGCATCTTCTAATTCTAAATATAGTTCTTCCCCATTTGGTAACGTTTTGATTGCAGTTTCTACCTTATGAAGAACACTATACATAAATTCCATTTTAATATGCAAGTCATCTTTAATCATAAGAGTTCCTCTGCATCCATCAATAAATTCAATCACCATTTTTGCATCATCATTTAACATATTTTTCCCTCCTAAAACTTGTATTTTTGGAGTTAGTGTAGTACAATATACTTGTCACGGTTATGTACTACATAGCTACTCCTGTTGGAACTCGTAAGGGAACTAACAGGAGATTTTTTTATTTCTTTTTCATTATAGTAATAGTTTGTTTTTCTTCATCAAGAATTAATTCTATTCCTCTTTCTTCATTAGAAACTCCTATCTTTTCAACCCATTTTTTAGGAAGATTAATTCTTGTAGAAATTCCACCATTACCAGCTTTGTAAAAAGAAATATTCAAATCTCTTTTTTCCATATTGTTTCTCCTTCTTACGAGACTAACTTAATTATATATATTAGTCACGTAATTGTCAAGGGTTTTTTATTATACTCTACCAACTCCCAAATAAAGTTTAGGGAATCCTCAGTATTATTCACTTGCCAATGTTCATTTTTTTAATTTATTTTATTATTCCAATTATTCTTAAATAATTTATTGTTTGCTCTATGTTAAAGGGTAATCTATTAATTGTTTTTCCTATATTTATTAGTGTTTGATTTTCTTTTTCTATCATAAATATTTTTTCTCCATTACTTGCTATTAAAATTCTTTTCATTTAAGTCTCCTTCTTATCCATTCCCAAAAGTTTAATTGAATTCCAGTGTATTCACCATATATATTTCCATATTTTTTTATTTTCATATCCTCCCCCTTAAATTTCTCTTAACTTGATATTATTAAATTTTCTTTTAGTATTCTTTAAGTGTTTATAAAGAATAGCTCTTATAGTTTCTATATCAGTTTTATTGTCAATAGTTTTAGAAATGTTGCTTAAAATATTATCTAATGTTGTTTTTTCTTTTTCTTTAGTTAGGAAAAAAGGATTATTATTTTTATCTAAAAGAGTTACATTGTATTCTTTATTACTTAATCTTAAAATAGGCATTGTATTCTCCTTTTCTGAATTAATTGTTATTTTTCCCATTTTTAATAAAATTGGGAAAGATTAAATAAAGATTCTTTACTATTTATTTTTCTTAATTCATCAGCTTTTTTCTTAAAATTTCTATAAAATTCTGTTTTGGAAATACTAAGTTTTTTTATTAGAGTATTATTGTCAATTCTCCAATCAATCCGACATAGCCTTTCCAGTTCAGCCATTTTCTTTATTCTTTTTCTACTAGATTTTTTATAAGTTATTCCTGATTTTCTCTCTTTCATAAATCACCTTTAGGTAAGGGAAAGGAAAGTACCCAATCCCTTATTATTTTGAATTTACATTGTTTCTTCAAGTTTAGTGTCTATGTATTCTTCAATTTCTTTTGCTTGATTTTTAGTCATAGTTTCAAAATCGATTTTCAGTTCTTTTTTTACAACTTCCACTAAATTTATTTTTAAAGGCTCAGACTGTTTCAGAAGTCTTACTCTATCCTCATCAGTTGCCTTGATGTTATTAATCACTTCTATTTCATCACCTGTATTGTCTGTAAATTCTCCGATAATAGTTCCATCTTCATCTATATCCTCAATCACAAGGCCATCTGTTTGAAGTGCTTTTTGAACTTCTACAGATAAAGCTCCATATTTACTAAGATTTAGTTTAAGAACAGTTTTAAGGGCCATAGCTTCAAAATTTTTGCTCCAATTAGAATATTTATACCCTTTGCTAAGGTCATATTGGTAAGCTTGGCTATATTTCTTTGCATGATTTTTAACCTGTGCTTCTGTCATAAATAAGGTATTTCTAAAGCCATTATTAAATTCTATATATGAAGCATATCCAATGGTTTTAGTCATTATTCTTTCGTCAAGGTCTTCTATAAATTCAAGTTGAAGTTCTCCTGTAAGAAGGTTATACCCTTGTAGCTCCCCCTCTTTGACTTGTACTGCATTGATGAACTTATATTCTCCACTTCTAAGAGCTAACTGAATATATCCCTTATACCCCATCTGGAACTGCGCTATCATTCCTCTTTCTCTATCATTGTAGGGAACTATATAGGCAAACCCTAGATTCTTTTCTATTGGTAAGTTGAGAACTGCTGAAGCAATAGCAGCATTGATAATGCTTTGAGGGTCTGCCTGTTGAAGTTGAGGTGTTCCCTCCACTACCTGTACTATTGCCATCATAAAGTGCCCTGCTCTTTCTCCAAGCAGGGATTTAATCTGCTTCTTAATAGCTTGAGTTGCCAGCATACTTTTAAGTGCTGGAACTCCTGTATTACTTGTGTTATCTAGTGTTGCTAGTTTGTTTTTAGCTGTTGCCATATTTTTATGCCACCTCTCTTATTTTTTTATCCTCTGGTAGTTCCTTGAAAGTAAATCTTTTGTAACCTCTGCTGTCTATCTTCCAAGTAGCCAGATGGGATCCGTTTATAATTAATGTTTCTGTTTCCAGTTCTAACATTTTCTTTTGTATCTTTGCTGTAAAAGGTTTCATATCCTCTTCTATTTCTTTCAACTCTCCTGCTGTCATTTTTTTAGTATCCATCAAGGATGTATAATCATTCAAATCACTGTTGCTAATATCTAGTATAGGTGTTTGCTCAAGTGGATTTCCGAAACCTTTAAATTCTTGTTTCAGGAACTCGCATTCAGCTTCACACCCATTTAATTCAGGCTCTATATTTTTATCTAAACATTTTTGAAACTTCTCTGTTAGCTGGTAGGCTATATCTACAAGTTTTTTATCTTTTGTTATTTCATATACTTTAGTGAATCTGTTGTCCACAAATCCAACAAGATAACCTTTTTCTTTCCCAAGTACTGCTAGTTGCTGCTGAACCTGTGCAAAATATTTATCTGGAACTTCTTCTCTTTCCCACTCATAAGAAGTGAAGCTGTTTCCTGTTTTTAGTTCTACTGGATACCATTCATTCTCTATTTTTACCCAGCTATCAGGTGTGCAGCTCCATAAAGGAAAATCTTTATTTCCTACTACCTGATTACCTTTTTTTGTTTCCTGTACTTCTATATTGAATTCATTTTTGAATAGTGCTGGAAGATGTGCAATTATAAAGTCTTCAGCATAATGTCCGAAGTCCATAGCTACTTGTGAATTAAAAGATATATCCTTTTGATATAATCCTTTTCTTTCTAAGTATATTAAATAAGGTGAAGTATATTTGTCTGGTCTGTTTATTAGTCCATGTCTGAAAGCGTTATCTACAACTAATATACTTGTTTCTGTAGCTCCTATCTTTCTATGTTTTAGCCATTCTCTATCACCACTACACTCACCAGTAAAAAGGATTTCTGAATTATGAAGAGTATTATCTTCAATAAACCTTTCTAATTCTGCTTTTCTTAATTGACTATAACCACTTAAACCCATTCGTTTGGCTTTCTCTTTCAATTCTTTAACTGTCATTTATAACCACCTCTCTTTAAATTTTTAATAAGTCCTCCAATTTTTTTAAATTGGAAAACCTATAAAAATTTAATTATGCTATCCTTTTTTCTATGTAATCTATTGTTTTAAGGTTTTCTGTTTTCTTTTCTTCAAGCTCTTCTTTCAGATCATTTATAGCTATTTGGATAATGTCTTTATCTTTAAATTCTATCCATTCATAATTTTCAATTTCCAAGATATAACAGCTTCCACTTTCTGTAATATCCAGTTGTAATTTTCCTTTTATTCCAAGTTCATTTTTTAAATTAATTAATTCAGCAAGTTTTTTCATTTGCTACCTCCGAAAATAATTTTTTATTAACTATATAGCTTTCTCTTTTTGCTAGTCTAGTAGCATTATTTTTAAAAATTGTCTTAATATCTACTTGTTTAAGTTTTCTTTTCTTTGGAGTTTTATCTACAACAAAGCTTAATTTATTTTTTTGCGGAATATACTCTACTCCTGTTATATTGTCATGTAGTTTAGTTTTTCCATCTTTAGAGATATAGAGGTTATCCACTTCAATATCTCCATATTCTTTTAGTGTTCTTTGGAATAAAACTATATAATCAGATATTTTCATATTTACCTCTTTCCCATTATTTTTATAGCTGCATAAGCAACTATTAAATCAATTCCTGTTATTATAATTAAAAATTCTACAAACATGACGTTTCATTCTCTCTGTCTTTGCAGTTTTCAATATTTAGCACTTCTAAAAGAACTTTGTATAAATTATCATCTATTTTCATAAACCCTCCTGTTTAGACTTCTGTAATGTATAAGATAAATTTAATTATTAATGGAATAGGTACTAAGTACCATGTTATTTTAGAAATGTTCACCTATTTATCACCTCAAAAATATTTTTATTAAAAATAAAGTTATTATAAATAGTATTAGAGGATATTTTTAATTTTTAATAATTTCCTCATGCTTTCGTTTTATTTGGTTTTATGTTATAATTTATCTAAGGAAGTTGTCCACTTCCTTTGTAATGGTAGTGTAGGCGTTTAATAGGCATTAGCTCTCGAAAGAGAGCTTTTGCTTTTTTTGACTTTTTGTTAAATTATGGTATAATATATTTGAAAGTCCCTTAGGGGCACTTGTGATATGTAGAAAAGCGATGATATAAGCTCTCAGTAATGGGGGCTTATTTCATACTCAGGAGTTAGTCGCTTTTCTCGTGAGTAGAAGACTACATATCACAAGGAGGTTCACTATGATTAAATTTGAATTTAATTTTAGTAACAACATGATCGAGGGGGGTACCTTAGTTGCAATTCTCTTGATTATAATTGTTGCTTTAATTGTAATCATATTAGTCCTCTAGTCTACCTCAGCCCTTCGGGGCTTTTTTTAGTCCTCCCAAACTGCTTCTTTTTCCAAATCTTCAATTTCAATATCACAATCTTCACAATACATTCCAACTATATTTTTCTTTTGTTTTACTATTTTTTCAATATCTTCTGTATGACAAGTTAGAAATTCATTTAGATTACCATATTTATCTAAAGAAAATTCAAACGAATCATCAGACTCAATAATTGCTATTATTTCTCCTCCACATTTCTTACATATCCACATATTCTCCTCCTCTTTTTAATTTCTTAATAATTTTGCAATAACGCAAAAAATTCTTTAAAAAAATATTAGTTTTAGAGGTATTTTATCTCTTAGACTTTTATTTTATAATTTATTATAGCATTTAAAATGCAATAACGCAATAATTTTTTTTGTGTTTTCGCAAATTTTGAAATATAATTATGTATAATAATGAGGAGGAGTACTATGAATGAAAAAAATAAAGAAATTGGGAATTTATTGAAAACTAAGCGAAAAGAATTGGGGTATAGTTTAGAAGATATTCAATTGATTTTAAAAAAAGATTTTAATATAGAACTAGATAGTAGTAATATTTCAAGATATGAAAATGGAACTGTAAAAAATATGAATGCTGCATATTTAAGAGCATTATGTAAAGCTAATAATATAAATTATGTTTCCGTTTTTAAAGAGTTAGGGTATATAGATCCAGATGACAAAAGAATTGATGGGCTTGATAAAAAAGGAATGACACAATATGAAAAAGCTATGAATGAAGCAGTTATGTTTTTCAATGATGAAAGGATAGAAGAAGAAGATAAACAAAAATTAATGTTGGCATTAAATGAAATATTTTTCAGAAGTAAAGAAATAAATAAAGAAAAATATAAAAAAAAGAATAAAGAAGATTTGAAATCAAAAAATTAGCATGTGAGGCCTATGAAGAATATAAAAAAGAGGGTAAAAAATTTAATAAAAAAATATGGAACGAGCAATCCATATAAATTATGTAAATATTTGAATATAGAAATTTTTTATATGGATTTAGGAAATGTGAAAGGGATTTACAAAAAAACTTTAACAAATAAATTTATAATAATAAATGAGAATTTAACCAAATTTTCTCAAACGATTGTTTTAGTCCATGAATTAGGACATGCAATTTTACATGATTCACGAGAAATGCAAGCATTGAAAGATTATGATTTATTCCCAAAATATACAACTAAAATAGAGATTGAGGCTAATATATTTACTTCAGAGCTTATGTATGATGAGAATATAGAAGATTATGAATATGATTTAGATATAGATATAAAAATTTTAGAGCAACTAAAAGAATTGAGAAGTTTATAAATAGCCCCAAGAGGATGGGGATAAAATAAATTAAATAAGGAGAGTCTAAAAATGAAAGGAAAAAAAGAAATTCAATTAGCAAATTTTAATTGTACATTTGGAACAGTGGAAGAAAACGCTAGTCCTATGTTAGAATATTTTAGTGAAATAATTTACCCTGCTTTTAAAAGGAAAAAAAAATATAGAGTATTTTTTTTTGATGATATAAAAATAGGAGAAAATAATAAAATAGGATATTATCTTTATGGCAAAATAATAAAAGATACTACTTTAGAAGTTAAAAGTAGATACGATTGGGACAAAGAAGAATTAATTGATACAGATGAAAAATATAGAAGTTCACCTTTTTCAGAGTTTATTCTTATGTTAAATAATCATAGACTTTTATTTATCCCAGGAACAAAGGGGCATCCAAGATTATCTAGTATCAAAACACTTCTTAAAAATAATATAAAAAAAGTTACTAAAGAACATAATAAAAAAAGTTTACCTGAAGAAGAATTTCCACCAATTTATACCTTTGATATTATTGAAATACCCAAAAAAACAAATGTTTTAAAAGATATAGAAAAATTTGAAGAGATAAAGTCTTTTTCTTTGGAATTTATGAAACTTAACCCTGAACCTTTAGCAGGAATGCTGCAAAATATTGATTTGATAAGAAAAAAATGTGGAAGCAAATCTTCAAAATACACAATGCAAAACCCTACTGAAAAAGAGGTTATTGCTAAAATAATTCAAGAAAGTGATGGGCTTGCAAATTTTTCTATGGTAGCTAGAAAAAAAGAGGATGTTAAACCTGTAGAGTATAAAAATGATAATTTTAAGGAAATTAGAGAATTGCTACTTCCAGAACATGAAACATTGGAAAATAATATAAATTTGGCTATCGATGACAGTTTTAATGATTCAAGAATAAATTCTGCAAAAAAAGCAAAAAAGAGTTTGTATGAAAAAGCTGTAGAAAAAATAAAAACTTTGATTTCATGATTTAAAAATGATACTCTGTATTTATAGAGGTGATACAAATGAATAATGATGAAGATAAATTTAGAGAAATAAAAACCGAAATAAAACAAGAATTCACATTCAAAGAATGGCTAGCATTGAGTAAAGTTATGCTTGCTCCTAGTAAAAAAAGAATAATAGCAATATTTGTAATTGCAGCTATTATTGATATATTCTTGATAAGGAAAATGCTTTTTCCTATATTTTTAAAAAAAGAATTAAGAGATTTTATTATGTCTTTTATAGAATATTCTCAAACTATTTTTTTAGCTTTATTCGGAATTATTATTATGGGATACACAATATATCAAACTTTATTAAATGATGAGTTTGTTTTTATATTAGCTGCAACTTCAGCAGAAGAAAAAGGGCTTAAAAAACGATCACGTTTTACAGTAGTCAGTAATTATTTTTACGCTTTTTGTATAATGACTATATCATTAATTGTTTTTAATTTAATTGCTTTATCGATAATGAAAAATGATGAAGTTTTAAAAATATTAATAAATGCACATAAAAATATTTTTGAAAATAAATTATTAATAAGAATAGGTCTTTTGTTATACATGTATATATCTTTAAATGCAATATTTGAAATAAAAAGTTTTTTGAAAACTTTATTAGATTCAATAAAAATAGATGCTTTTATAAATAAATTAGATAAAAATTAACTATTTACAGAATTTTAGTCACACTTTAATTAGTGTGATTTTTTTATATAAAAAAGAGATCTACTTTTTCAAGCAAACCTCTTATTTTAAATATTTTTTCAATTCTTGATAAAAGTTCTCTCTTGTACCAGCAAGGATAAAAATTATAACTTCATTGTCTTCTATTTTCACTGTATAAGCAAGTTCATAGTTGGTTTTATTATAATATATATCATAACTGTATATACCAGACAAATCTCCACTTTTTAGACTTCCTATTGTATAATCTGAAACTATTAAATTAATAGCCATTTTATATCTTTCTTTTAATTGTTTATCTTTTATCTTTTTAAAATATTTTACTATTGCAGGAGAATATTTTATATCCACTAAAGATCATCTCCAAAAATATCTTTAGTAGTCACAGTATTTGTTTCAGCTTCTTTTATTATCTCTTTTAAAGCCGGTTTTATTTTAGCTGTTCTTAGTCTGAATTCTTTTAATAGTTCTTCTCCCTCATATCCTTCCATTATCAAATCTTCGAGTAATAAATCAGAAAAATTGAAGTTATCTTCCCTTAAAGGCGTGATAATCAAAGAGTTTCCATCAGTTCTGATTTTTGCTTCCTTTCCAAAACCTAAGAATTCCATCAGTTTAGTTGGAATAGTTATTTGATTTTTAGATGAAATAGATATAGTCTTATTCATTTCTAAAATGTTAGTTGACATTTTAAAACCTCCTTTTATTCTTACTTCTTGGTTTCTTGGTTATATTATACATTAATTTTTAGTTTATGTCAAAAAAATAGTGAAATTTTTTTATATAAATATATTGCGTTATTGCAAATAAAGTGTTATCATAACTTAAAGGAGGTAATTCTATGGTAAAAATAAAAATAAATTCATATAGCGATTTAAAAGCTATTGCAGCTTTAAAAGGAATAAAGTTACAAACGGAATTGCCTGAAATGCTAGGTTATAAAAGCAGGTGGGGTTTAAAATTAGCAATGGAAAATCCTGTTAAAAAGAAAATTATTATAGAAAAGGCAAAAAAAATTTTATAAAGATAATTTTTTTGTTTTTTTCTTTGCAAATACGCAAAAATAAAAAATTGAAAATGATTAAAACTATATACAAAAAGGGAGAAAGGGAGTGGAATGAATGCCAATAGATAAATATTTAGAAATTATAGAGAAGATTGATAAAAAATTGACAGAATTGGGATATATGGAAGACCAAAGAGTTCAAGTGATTACAGAAATAGTTAAAAATTTAAAGATTGATTAATTTGTAGGCTAGGCACTAGAAATTTATTTTATTCTTTTGGTATTAAATTCAAATCATAGTTAGCTATAGCATTTAGCATAGAGAGTAAGCATCTCTCATTCAATGGATAATCTGAGCCACCAGCAAATCCAACAGCTATAATAGTATCATTTATATATATTTCTGTTTTAATTGTAGTAGAATTAGCAAAGGATGTTCTAAATCCTAAAGCTGATTTAAAGAGATGTTGCATATTTTGTCTAGCTTGATTAAATTTTTCTTGTAATGTCATTCTGCCTCCTAAAGTGCCTAACCATTAATATTTTAACTTTTTGGAGATGAAAAATCAATCTTATATAGAAAGGGAGGTGAGAGAGTGGAAAATTATGAAGAACAAATGGAGAAACTATCAAAAGAAAAATTGAGGATTGCAGAAGAAAATTTAGAAACTGCTAAACAATATAGGAAAAGTGTTCATATAAGCTTAGCAATTTCAAGTTTCTCGCTAGTTTTTGCAATTACTGTTTTAATATATAAGTTATTTTTTGAATAAGGCAATTATAGCAATAATTAAAACAGTGTATTAGCAATATTAGAAGAGAGACTAACAACTAGATTATATTGGTTTTATTTTATTTCTGAATTATTTACTAGAATATTTAGAATAAGTTCTTCATTGATAAAAAGAAATTCAAAAGAGTCACTAGTATATGGATTCTCAGGGTAACCTGTCTGTATATTTAATATATAAGAAAACTTAATTACACTTTTTTTATTATTATAAAAATAGTTTTCAACATAAGAATGGCAGAGCTCAATATTATCAGAATATGAAATTTTACATTTTATTATTGTTTTATTATTATTTAAAAAAAATTCTTCTATATTTTCTTTTGGAATACTTATAGGAGTATCATAGAGAGTTATATGCAAATTTTTAAATTTTCTAAATTGTTCAGGCTTTAATGAAATTATATCATTTTCTTTAATAAATTTACTTTTAATCAATTTCCCTCCTTAAGGTTGCTAGTCTCAAATTATTATAACATTTTAGGGGGAATATATAAATATAAAAAGGGAGGTGAGAGAGTGGAAATAAAAGATTTTAAAACTTATGAGTTACTAGAAGAACTGAAAAAGCGTGAAGGAGTAGAAACTATAGTAATCAATCCCTATGAAAAAGAAAAAATAAAAATAGAAGGACCAATAATTTTATTAAAAATTATTGATTAAACTCTTCTGTAAGAATAACCACCCTTTTTTATATGAGCATCTAAATAACCACCAACAGATGAAGCAGATAACAAATTATCATAATGAAATTTTGGAACACCATAATAAACATAAGTTCCACCATGTAAAAATCTTACATATAGAGAATTTGTATTCTCATCATAACCAACTGCATCAACATTAGAAGATGAAACATTGTGCATTTGTATCATAAAAACCTCCTTAGGGATAATGTTTCTACTCCAATTATATTATAACTTTTTCAAGGAATAAAATCAAATAAAGTATAGAAATAGTGGTGATTTTAACTGAATAAAGATATTTATAATATGAAATTAATAATTAAGTAGAATAAATAAAAAAGCCCGTGTGGGCTTGGCAAAATGAAGATTTAATTTTAGGAAATTTCGTCTTCATAATAATCATTATACATTAATTAATAAAAATAGTATATACACTTTTTTATTTTGTATTTGTTCATTTCTAAATGTGGGAATGCAGTCAAGTGGTAAGGCAAAGATAAAAATTTAAATGTAGGTTTAAATCCTGCCATTCCCAATATTATATTTTTTCATAAAAATCTTTCCTGAGCCCTCACACGAGGGAAAAATAAAAAAGCCCGTGTGGGCTTAACTAGGTGATCTTTTCAGAAATGTCTGATTCTGAAAGTCTTAAAAAATTAAAAACTTCAGGAGAAAGAAGTTTAATTTTATTTTATCAAGATATATAAAATATGTCAATAACATTCTTAATTTCTATTTTTAAGTTTAAAATCGACTGGTTAAAGACAATTATTTAATTGATTTTTCATATCTAAAACAAATAATTTTTTTATATGAAATAAACATTTGAGTTTTAGGTAAATCAAAAAATATTCCCTTGTCTGCTAATGTAAAATATTTTCCATTAGGTTTTAGTACTAAATTAATATTGCAGTAAGGTTCGTAAGAACTCTTTAAGAAGAAATTATAACTAATTTCAATACTGAAACCATCATTTAATTTTTTTTCGAAAGTTTTTTTCATAAAACGCTCCTTAGTATAAATAAATTTTATGTTTAAATGACAAAGTTTGTAATTATTAATAATATTATAGCACACAGAAATAGTTTTTATTTTATATCTGTTCATCATTCCAAAGCCACGCTCATGGAGTTTTAGAATGGTGGACAGTTACAAAATAAAAAAGAGAGGAGCGTGGCAACTCCTCAAAAGGAGGTAGACATGAGAAGTATAAAAGTTAATGATTTAGATAGTATGTTGTATTATCAAGTACCTAAATGGCTTATGGACTTGTTAATTGAAGGAAAAATATCCATAGGGGCTTTTAAAACTTACGTATTGATGTATGAAAGGACTAGATTATCTGCCAGAAATAATTGGATAGATAAAAAAGGAGAAGTTTATATTAAATATTCCTATGATGAGCTTATGGAAGATTTAAAATGCAACAGTAAAACAACTGTATCAAATAATATAAAAGATTTAGAAAAAGTTGATCTAATTGATAAAGTAAGATGTTTTAGTTCAAGCAGCATTTATTATCTAAGGGTCAGAAGTACAGAAGATTGTACTAGTACAGAAAGTTGTACTGACAGAAGTACAGAAGATTGTACTACCATTAGTACAGAGGTCTGTACCAACAGTAGTACAGAAAACCTGTACGCTAGTAAGAATAATTATAATAAGAATAACTTAGAAAGAACTACTACTAACTTAGAAAGTAAAAATAAGATAGAGGAAATTCCAGCGAAAGAAAATAGTAGTAGTTCTTTAGAAATTTTAGAAAAGGAAAAAATAAGACAAATAAAATCTACTCTACAAATGCATGGAATAAGCATAGGTACTTGTAAAAATATAATGGAACTTGTTTATTCCAAACATATAGACCTAGAAAGAATTAAAACAATCTTGACAATAGCTCCAGCTAAAAACTGGAATGAAGGAGCTATATATAAGGCTTTGAAAGAAAACTGGGTTATAGAAGAAAAGTCCTATAATACTGGAAAGACTAAAGCAGAGAAAAAGGCAAAAGAAGCAATAGAAAGCAATCTTAAAAATAAGGAGCAGAGAGATAGGGCAATAGAGGAAAAAGAGAATCTTAAAAAGATTTTTGAAGCTCTTACAGAACAGGAAAAGAGATATATAGAGCAGGAGGCTTTAAAATTAGCCATAGAGAAATACGGTAACAATATAGCACAGGTGATGGCTAGGACAGAAACTATATACCTAGTTTTAAAAAAATATTTGGAAAGAAAAAAGAAAGTAGGATAAAATTTTTCGAGAAATAACAAGGAGGAAAAGCATGGAACAACAAAAATTAACAGAACCAAAAAGAGAAAGAAAATTTATAAGCCAAACAGATTTTCTAAGGGTAGAAGTTAGAAATCTAGCTGCTGAATTAAATATAGATTTAAAAGACACTAGCAGAATGAAAGGTAGAGAATGCAGAGAAGTGCTTGAAAACCTTAACAGAATAAAATTTAACAGAGAAAAGGGATTATTAAGAAGAGCAATAGCATATCTTTTCTAGGAGGGGAAGATGAAAGAAAGTGATATTCAATCACAGATAATAAACTACTTACAGATATTAGAAAAGCAAGGGAAATTATTCTTCCAGAGAATAAACAATACTGCCATTTACGACCCAGTAGGGAAAAGGTGGAGATCTTTAGCAAAAGGAACTAAAAAGGGTTTTCCAGATATTTTAGTTCTTAAAGACAGTAAGTGCATAGGGTTGGAAGTTAAAACAAGCAAAGGGAAACAATCAAAAGAGCAGGAAGAAATGGAAATCTTAATGAAGGAACATGGGGCTGCTTACTATGTAGTAAGAAGTTTGGAAGAGGTTATAAACATTGTAGAAAAAATAAATTAAATTTTGAATAAGTAAAAATATCTAATAAAGGTAATTTAGTACATTGGCAAGTGAATAATTTGAGGGGTAATAACTTTCATAGTTGCCATTTTATGTTATAATTAAAGCAATAACATCTGTGGAGAATTGATTTATGAAAAAAATTATATTAATATTAATTATGTTTTTGTTAACATTAACAAGTCATAGTAAAGAAAGAATTGAGGATATGTCAAAATTCGAAGTAAGATATGGAAAAGTTTATGCAATTGGTGAAGATGAACCATATACAGGAACATTTATAGGGAAATATGAAAATGGGAATTTGCGAGAGATAGCTAAATTTAAAAATGGAAAATCTGATGGAAAACAGGAAGTATACCATAAAAACGGGAACCCATCATTGATAAGATTTGAAAGAAATGGAAAACTTGTTGGGGAATATAAGAGTTATTATGAAAATGGGAACTTAAGAGCCGAAGGAATGTATATAAATGGAAAAGAAGAAGGAGATTACAAAGTATACTATGAAGATGGTCAGTTATGGAGGGAAAGTAAATTTAAAAACGGAGAAGAAGTAGTTCCAACAAAATGGTATTATGAGGATGGAGATCCTCTTAAAAATAAATAGTTATTTTACCCCTCAGGTTATTCAGTTGAGGGGTTTTTTAATAGCAAAATGAGGTGAAACAAAATGACAAAGAAAGAATACTTGAAAAAGGGATACAGAATAAATTTAGAAATAGAAACTAAAAAAGAAGTACTAGAAGAACTTAAAAGCAATCTTGATGGACTTCAGGCTATAAAGTTATCAGAGAATGTTCAGGGAGGACCTATTAAGGATGATTCGGAGGTAGTAAATAAAATGAATAAAATTATTGAGATGGAAAAAGATCTTAATGAATTATGTAACTTTCAGATAAAATTAAGTGGAGCTATAGATAAGTTGGAAAATACTAACGAAAGAGCAGTTTTAAGATTGAGATATATCCTTAATCAGACTTGGGAAGAAATAGCAGAGAAAATGGGGTATTCCTTGAGACAAGTGACAAGAATCCATGGTGAAGCATTAAAAAGTTTTAAATTATGTCCATAAATGTCCAACAATGTCCTTGAATGTCACTATTGACATGTGATATTATGTAAAATATAGAATTGGGTCAAGGGAGAAAATCCTTTGGCCTTTTTATATTTAAATAGATAATGTTTTATTATCCTGTGTTTAATAAGTTGACATTTATTTATCTAAGAGTTAATATAAAAATATAGAAAATATTTTATTTTACATCTTATGGAGGGATAATATTATGAAAAAAGTATTTAAAAAATTGTTTTTGATATTTATTTTATTTAACTTATTTGGAACTACAAATTTGATGGCAAAAAAAGAACAATATCATCCACTTTTAATTTTAGAGGATATTCAAGTTTCTTACCCTAAAAAAACAGCTGTATTAGCAGAAGTGTACTATGGTTTTTTAAACTACATAAAATATACTGGTGAAAAACCAAAGTTGATACCAATTGATGGAGATAGTTTTTATATTTCAGAAAAGAAAATATATATTCCAACTAAGGCTTTTGATGAAATTCCACCTGAAAGTTTATATTATTTTATAGGAGGAGCTTTTGAAAAAGATCCAGAAGGTTTTTTAGAAAGACAAGGGAAGAACATATCAAGAATAAAACCACGTGAAGCTGATTTTAAAAAAGATCAAACAGAAGAAAAAAATAAAATTTTAAATAAAGTTGATACCATAGGAATAGAGGATATAGAAAAAAATACTAAAGAAGCTTTAGAAATTCCAGTAGAGAATAAAAAAGAAATAAAATTAGAAAATATAAAAATGATTTTGGAAAAAAAGGGAAAAATGTTTAATAAATAAAAAAATTAAAAGAGAATCAGTAAATGGTTCTCTTTTTTAGTTTATTAAATGGATTTGATTAGCAGCTTTTTTTTGATATAATGTAAATAAAAATTATATCAAAAGGGGATGAGATTTGATGGAAAATAATACATTTTATGAAATAATAGGGTTCATTAAAAATATTTTGAATTTTACTCCACTAATTGGAGTGATTTTAACTTTTGCTATATCTATTGCTGTTTATAAATTCAATAAGTACAAGTTGTATATTGATTTTATAACAAAAGAAAGAATGGAATGGGTAAGAAATATAAGAGTTGATTTTTCGGAGTTATACTCTTCTATATATACTTTTGTTTCAAAAGATTTTATAAGTGATGAAGGGTGTTTTAAAATATATTTTTATTTGACAAAGTTAAATCTATATTTTAATCCTAGTGATCCTAAAGATATGGCGATCATAGAAAAGTTAGGAACTATTAAGACTAAATTTACTAAAATAACAGAGTATTATAAAAGACATGAAAATACATCAGAAGGTTTGAGTGATGAAGAAATAATAGAAGGAACAAGAATTGTAGAAGAAATATTAGCTGAATTAGATGATTTAAATACAAATATAAGAAAGATATTAAAAAAGGGTTGGGAAGATGTAAAAGAAGAAGTAGGGCAAGGGACATAGATTAAAAACAATTTTAATCTATGCAAGTGATATATTTAGGAGGTGATATTTTGACTAAGAATCAAAAAATATTTGTAGATGAATACTTGGTAGACTTGAATGCTACAAGAGCATATAAAAAAGCATATCCAAATATTAAAAGTGATGAAACAGCAGCTGTAAATGGCAGTAAATTGCTAAGAAATACTAAGGTTGCAGCAGAAATTGAAAAAAGAATGAAAGATAGAGAAAAAAGAACAGAAGTAACTCAAGATAAAGTAGTAAAAGAGCTAGCTAGATTAGCATTTACAGATAGAACCTCAATAGTTAAAGTTACCTCTGGAAGTCTTAAAATAAAAAGCTTTGATGAACTTACAGAAGACCAAAAAGCTTGTATATCAGGAGCCAAAGAAACTAAATTTGGAATAGAAGTCACATTCTACAACAAAGAGAAGGCTCTGGAGATGCTAGGAAGGCATTTAGGACTGTTCAATGATAAGCTTGAAGTAAAAGGTCAAGTGAATGTAGCAAATCCTTTTTCAGGACTGTCAACTGAGGAACTAAAAAAGGTGATTTTCAATGGAAATAAATAGAGAAGAAGTTATAAAACAAGCTAAACTAGAACTTGCAAGGCGTGAGTTCTTTTTTTATTGCCATTTAAAAGCTCCAGACTTCTATAAATCAGATAGAAAATACTTGGTAGATTTGTGTAATAGTATGCAGGAGTTCTATGAGGGAGATGATGAAGTACTTATTATTAATCTGCCTCCTAGAATGGGAAAGTCAAGATCGGCGGGACTATTTGTTGAATGGGTGTTAGGTAGAAATCAAGAAGAAAAAATAATGACAGGCTCATACAATGAAACTCTTTCAACTATGTTTTCTAAAAATGTTAGAAATAGTATTCAGGAAGAGAAAGCAGATGCTGATAAAATTATCTATTCTGATATATTTCCAGGAGTAAAGATAAAATCTGGAGATGGAGCTATGAATCTTTGGAGTTTAGAAAATGGACACAATAACTATCTTGCCACATCTCCAACAGGTACAGCTACAGGATTTGGGTGTTCTTTACTAATAATAGATGACCTTATCAAAAATGCTGAAGAGGCTTACAATGAGAATAAGCTTAGTAGCCATTGGGATTGGTTTACAAAAACGATGCTGTCAAGGTTGGAAGGGAAAAGAAAGCAGATAATCATTATGACAAGGTGGTCGAGTGGAGACCTTGCAGGAAGAGCATTAGAGTATTACAAAGAAGAAGGAAAAAAAGTAAAACATATAACAAAAAAGGCCTTGCAGGATGATGGAACTATGTTATGTGATGAAGTATTAAATTATAAAGCATACAAAAGCATAATCAGAGCCATGGGACCAGAGATAGCAAGTGCCAATTATCAGCAAGAGCCTATTGACTTAAAAGGTAGATTATACAGCAGTATAAAAACCTATGAAACTCTACCAAAAGATACAAATGGGAATCTGCTATTTACAACAATTAAAAACTATACAGATACAGCAGATACAGGATCAGATTATCTATGCTCCATTAACTATGGAGTATATGAGAAAGAAGCATATATATTAAATGTCATTTATACTAAAGAACCTATGGAAATTACAGAACCAGCAGTTGCTAAAATGCAGGTTGAAAATAATGTAAGTATAGCAGATATAGAAAGTAATAATGGAGGTAGAGGATTTGCAAGAGCTGTAGAAAGAATATTAAAAGAAAAATATACAAGTAATAGAACTAGGATATCTTGGTTTCACCAATCTAAAAATAAGCAAGCAAGAATATTATCAAATAGTACTTGGGTAATGGACCATATATATTTTCCTAAGAATTGGATGGATAGATGGCCAGAGTTTGCAAAAGCTATTCTGAATTATCAGAAAGAGGGGAAAAATAAATATGATGATGGACCAGATGCTTTAACTGGAGTTGCAGAAAAGTGTATGAATAATACAATAGATTTACAAAATTTTAAATTTATGGGAGGTGATTAAAATAAAAAAAGAAATGTTTGCTTCTATCGTAACACAGCTTTTTTCAGAAAAAAATGGAACACTTGAAACTATTTCAAATGATGTTATAAATAAAATTATGACCGATATAGATATAGCTTCAGCAATACAAAAATTAGAAAGAGCAGTATCAGGAAGAAAGCTTGTGCCAATAGCTAAAAAAACAGAGTTAAAAGAATTAGAAAAAGAGATACAGGAAAGATTTTCAGGAATAAAGTTTAATCGAATTATTAATCATTTAATAACAGCCAGATATTATGGTTATAGCTGTTTTGAAATAGTGTATAAAAAAGATTTTAGCATTGATACTTTGATTCCTATATCAGCAGAATATATATATTACAGAGATAAAAAATGGAAATTAAGAATAGGAACAGAAGAAATAGTTTTAAACAGAGATAAATTTCTATTGAGTATTCATAAGTGGAATCCAGCAAAACCAGAAGGAATAAGTATATTTGAATGTTGCCATCAAACTTTCCTTGATAAAGATATGTATATAAAACAATTGAGAGGGTTAGCATCAGAATATGGGGATATTATTATAGTTTATCCTTTTGATATAAATATGAATGAAGAAGAGAAAGAAGAACTTAGAAAAAATGTTGAGAATTTACATGGTAAAAAAAGTATTGGAGTACCTGTAGTTTTTAGTGAAAATTTTGATTTAGGAAAAACAGTTGAATTTATAAAACTTTCAGATCTGGATCCTAAAATATATACAGAACTTGAAAACAGAGAAAAGGAAAAACTGGTACAAAATATATTAGGTTCCACTTTAACAATGGATAATGGTGGAGGAACAGGCTCATATAGTTTAGGAGAAGTTCATAAAGAAGGATTTGATGAAGTAGTAGAAGAAATATGTAAATTTGTTACAGATTCACTGTTTCAGCTGCTAGAGATAGATTCAAAATATCATGGATATAATCCTAAAGATTTTGAATTTACATTAGAAAAAATATTTACAGAAGAAGAGAAAATAGCAAGGGAAAAGCAGCAGGAAGAACTTAAAACAGTGAAATTAGATAATCTGCAAAAATTATCAAGTACAGGTTATAAGGTTACAGCAGAGTATATTTCAGAACATTTAGGAATCTCTCTAGAATCCCTTATAGAAAAGCCAGAACAAATATATGCAAACGGAATAGGAGCAGAGTTCAGTAAAAAAAAACTAGATGATCTATTTGAAAAAAATAAAGAAAAAGTTTTGATGTTTGAAGAAAGCATTTCTACTGGAATGAAAGATTTTACTGAAACTGTAACTAAGCAACTTAAAGAAAAATTTAAAGAGATAAAAAATATAAATGATTTAGAAAGTTTCTCATTTGATTTGACTGAACTAAAAGAAAAAATGATTATAGCTTATTTAAAAGGCTATATAGATGAATTAGAAAATCCATTGATGGAATTCTCGTCTGATGAGAAAGATCCTTTTAATTTACCATTTAGCAAAGCGATAAATTGGTTTATAAAGAAATTTCCTATTCTATATGACCATCTAGATGATGTTACTAAAAAAGTGAATGAAACATTTTTCTATATCAAAAGAAGTTTGGAATTAGAAACAACAAGAACTCTATACAATAATCTTTTAGATAATTTAAGTAATGGAGGAACACTTAAAGATTGGTTAGAAGCTAGTAAAACAATTTTAGATAAAACTGGATTAGGAGATAGTCCATGGTATTTAGAGTTAGTGTATAGGAATAATATGCAGAGTTCGTATAATGCAGGAGCATTCTATAATCAAGAATTCAATAAGAAGAACAAACCTTATGGGTTATATGATGCAATAGATGATGAAAGAACATCTGAAATATGCCAAATTTTAAATGGAAAAGTTTATCCATTAGATCATCCATTTTGGAATAGATATCTTCCACCTAATCATCATGGATGTAGAAGTAAACGAATTACATTAAGCAAAGAGGAACTTGAAGAGTATGGATTAACAGTTTCTAAAACTGTAACTAAAGAAATAAAAGAGCTTAAAAATAAAATGGGAAATTTTTATGGAACACAAGTATCAGGAATAAAAAAAGCAATAAAGCAAAAAGAGAAAGAAATAGAAGAAATGAAAAATCAATTAAAATTAAAAATATAGGAGGTAATAATCATGACATCAGCAGGATTTATAGCTATTGGGATTGCAATAGGAGTATTAGGAACTTTAACAACTTTACATTTCATGAATAAAAGTAAAAAGTAGGTATTTTATGGATGTAAAGTTTAAAAGTAACTCCAGTATAGTAATAAAAGGTATGGAAAAACTTAAAAATGCTTCTATAAAAACTCAATCATTAATGCTGGAAATAGCAGAAGACATGAAAAGTAAGGTTGATATGAGATTTAGACAATCTAAAACGCCAGAAGGTGAGCAATGGGAACCTTTAAAAGAAAGCACAATATCAAGAAGAAGAAAGAGATCTTCAAAACCTTTGAGTGATACAGGAGCATTGAAGGGAAGCATAAATTCTAAAGCAACAGCTAAAACAGCAATAGTAGGAACTAATAAAAAGTATGCAGCATATCAACAGTATGCAGTTGCAAAAGGAGAGCTAGGAGAAACAGATGTAGAAGAAACAGTAAGGGAACATATTAGAAATAGGAGAGGAAGAGCTGAAAAAGTGAGAACTCATACAAGAAGAAGAAAGGTTGTTACACCATGGGGAGATAAACCAGGTAGAGCTTTTATAGGATTTTCAAGTAGTCAAAGAAGAACATATGCAAAGAAAATAAAAGAATATTTAAAAGGAGGAAGAAATGCCTAAGAGAATTTTTAAAGCTGGTAATTATGGAGTCAAAGGTAATTACACAGTAGATGATTTAAAAAGTTGGATAGGAAAAGAGTTTTGCATAACAGCGGGACATATAGGGGATTGGAAAAATGCAGGCTATCCAATAACTGCTATTCCTATAGCAGGAAGTTGTAAGGTTACTGAAGTTGATAAAGAAGGATATTTATTAGGAGAATTTACTTATAATTCTTTTGGAGAAAGTATAAAAGAACAGTATCCTAATTTATCTATTGGAATAGGAGTAAATAAAGTACCAAATCATTTAGCTATACTAGGATATGCTCCACCACATTTAAAAGATTTGGATAAATCATTTTCAGAATTTTCTACAGATTTGACAGGAGCAGAGGGAGTAAAAACAATAGAATTTACAGAAGAGAATGATCTAATAAAATCAATTAAAAATCTTACAGCAGAAGAACAATTACAAATAGCTTGTAGTATTATAGATGATTTAGATGCAACAGAAGCTAATATAACAGGACTTGGAACTCTAATAGGAAAAATTTGGGATAAACAGGATTTAAGCTTATTTATAGAAAAATTACAATCTCAAGGATATACAGTAGAAAAAACGGCAGAATTTTCAACAGAAACACTAAAAAGTATAGCTGAAAGTTTAGGAATGATTATATCTACAAAGCCTTTAAATAAACTGACTCCAAAAGAGATATATGAGAAAGCAAAGGCAGAGTTTGCAAGAGAGAATGAAAGAGAAGAAACTAAGAAAAAAATTATTTCAATGTTTCCACCAGTATTACACAAAATACTGGAATTTTCGATAAATAAAGCATATGAAGAAGAAGAGTATAACCATATAATTGAATTTTCTGAAACAGATAAATCAAGTATGGCAGCAGTATTAAAAGAGTTTTCAAAAGAAGATAGTCCTTTTAAAAAATTATTTGAAAATATAGCAGAAAATAAAGACTTTTCATCAGTAGAAACAAATCCAGTACAAGCAGCAAAAGATTTGATAAATTCATTATAAAATTTAAGGAGGTAAAAAATGGCAAGTTTTGAAAGAAAAAGCTATACGCAAGAAAGAGGAATAAAAAGAATCCAGGGAGATATGAAGGTAGTACTTGGAAAAGAAGAGGTTACTTTAGAAACTTATACAGCATTGGCACAAAGTAAAACAGATGGGAAATTTTATAAATATGTACCAGGAGATGCAGATAAAGGAATAATAATTGGACTATATACAGGAGAGAAAATAGTTTTAACAGTAGCTGGAAAGGATGTACTGGGGACTATTACGACACAAGCAATAGTAGGAAAAGAAGATATTAAAGGAATAGACTTTGAAACAGATTTTACAGCTATAACACAGCTTAAACAATCTGGAATTATATTAGTAGATACTATAGATGGAACTGAGGAGGCTTAAAATATGAATAAAAAAATGATTTATCTTATATCTTTAATAGCAACAGCTACACAAAAAATAAATGTACCACAAGTATATTCACAAAGATTTAAAAATTCTGAAAATATTTACTATTCTCCAACAGAAAAAATCAGAATAGATGATTTAACAAATCACTTTCTAGTAGCTGGGTTAGTGGATAGAAATGAAATTCTTCCTTTACTTGGAAAAGATGGATTCAATACACTAGAATTTGAACCAGACGTAATTGGAGGACAGTTCCAATATCAACCAAGTGATTTACTTACATTAGGGGCAGGAGTGCCTTTATACACTAAGGATGGTAAAGAAATTACATCTATTCAGGCATTAGAGGCTAAATATGCAAAAATGGCAGCAGCAGCAATAACTAAT